CGACCCCCCCATCAGCTGGTTATTATATGAAACAAAAAATAGATTGTTTTGCCGAATTTATTTTGATACGTATTCGCAAATGGAAAGACATGGTATCACCATATAGTTTGCCCCATATACGCTTACCAAAAGTGATGTAAATATAACAAAAAATAATATATAATATATAATATTTATCTTATTTTTTATGATTTCAAACTGGCAATTGCAGATATATATGGGTCATTCAATTCAAACTTACAGCCTATAATAATAGCATTCAATGCATCGCCTTCAACCACCCTTGCAAACCGCTTGTCCGTAAAATGATGGTCTCTGGCAATAAATACGGTAACCGGAACGGTTCCACTATTATCAATGACTTCCGCGTGGATACCAGCTTTGGTAATAGTCTTAGCCGTGCATTCGATGGTCATACCTTCAACCGGATGACAAACCATACACTCATATACGGTTTGAAATTCGATATTTTCATTGTTCACATTGCCAGAAGAGTATGTCAATACTTTTACTGAACCCGGTTGAACGAACCCTTCTGGAATACACCTACCCTCTGTGTTTTTCTGTATAGCTTTTTCTAAATTTTGTTTCAAGTTCTTACCAACGTGGTTAATAGATAAACTCACTTTTTTTGTTAGAACAGACGGAATATAAACCCCAAAAATTTTCCTTTCTTTTGCGTTTGCCATGATACAATAATGATATATATTATCTTATATATATATCATTTATATAATCAATTTTATTATTTGCGTATTACACTATTAGACAATGCCATTGTCGAATTAAAAAACCATACTTTTTCGGTATTCGCATCGTTATAAAAACGAGTAATACATTCTAAAAACACACATAATCCAGGTCGAAGAAACTTTTCGAATTGTTTGGAATCATACACAGGCCAGTCCTGTATTTTATGAGGGTTATCGAGTAAGATCGGTTCAATTCTATGCAATATATCTACCTTACCTAATTTTGCACAGTTAGCTCCTGTGCTATTTTTTTCACTATCTATATCTTTAATTTTAAAAACGATGCTATCCTTGAAAGTATACATAAATCCTATTATTTTATTTATATTAGCAATATTCACAGTGAATTTGCTTTGGATTTGTTGTGATAATCTCGTATAATCACTATTTTTAGCATCAATTAAAGCAAATGTCTCGTTATTTATCATAAATAATACTGCCTTATTTTTTTTCGGTAGCAAAATACCTTTTTTACCAGCTGCGGTTATAATATTGTGTTCGTAATAAGTAATGATTATTTTCAAATACTCGTTTTGCTTGTCTGTAAGAGTGGATATTTCCTTGTCATCTATTTTCGCCAAAACCTCCGGAACAAATATTTTGTGTTTTTCCAGCGACAGTGTATCAAGATAATGATGAATACTATATTTGGTTATATTCTCCTCGCCAATAAAGTATTCATCCTTCACTGTATCATATATACGACCTAAGTTTACATACCAGTTGCTGTCATCGTGTGAATCTTTTTTATATTTTTCTCTTATAACAGATAAACTACGTTTATTAATGACATCTACATTACCCAGGTTTTGTTCTAATTCATCATATAATTTTTTTTCATTAGTAGTTTTCCGCAGCTCGTTTTCAATGTCATTCATTATTGATATAAAATCGTGATGTTCTTGTTTTTGCATTGACGACTCAGCCTCATTTTCTGGTTCCACATTTTGCTTATCTATAGGTAATTCTATATCCAAACTTATTATCTTTTCATCAATCGGCACAATTCTGTCGTATAAACTGGATTTCTCGTCGCTTACTTCGTATGGTTGGAAAGCATATGCATCGTCCTTATTTACCATATATCCATATCTGCCGTATTTATCAAGTAAATATTCACTTTTATCATCTACAAATTTGGATAATGTATAATCAATATGTTCAACTGGATAAGATTTTGTTGCAGTAATTAATTTGATAATATCTTTTCTATTGTAAAAACTTTGTTCTTTGAATATTTGGCGGATTCTTTTTACTATCATAGGATAGTTCATTTTTATAAATTCTTCATTATACGTGTTATTATATAAATCTTCGGGTTTAATATCTATGTTAGGATTACAAACGAAATTGCACGTATCCATATAATCACATAAATCAGTGTATGGTTTGTCGCCAATCTGATATGTTATTGTTTGTTCCTTTGATTGAGATGATAAATTCAATTGTATTTCTTGTCCTTGAGAACTTTCTGTTAATTTTTCCAAAGTTAGGTTGGTTTGTCCAATATTCAATATACAATCAACCGCAATCTCTTTTAACAAGCGTGTAATTTTACCGATTTTAATAGCTTTATTCTCAGCATATCGATAAACATATAAATCACTCGCTTCTTCATTTGTAGTCAATTGTGTTCCGTGCAGGTAAATTTCCACATTGCGGTCTTCAAATGGTAGCATACAATGGCTTAAATTACGAACTGTTCTGCCGATGATTTGTTCAATCCTACTGGAGTTATACCAGGGTTCCATAATATGTAATTGCCTAATATTTTTGAAATCCATACCTTCGGCAGCGGCTCTAGTTATCAAAACCACTTTAATATTTCCGCCGTATTTGTTATCAGGACTAACAACTTGTTTCAAATCATCGCTATTGTTTGGTGAAAAAAACTTATCACCCGTTATCATTACATATTTTGCAGGAGAAAAAGAAGCTAATTCATCGCCTGATAGTTCCTTTTTCGATTTCATGGTGTTTGCGTCTATCGGTTCTGTTGGAGGAGTTCTAAATAATGATTTTGTATGGGATGCAGCCCCTGTGCGAGATAATCCTAATTCTTCAAGTGCAAGTGCCATTGGAACAACTCCACTATCTATATACTGGGAATAAATCATAACAATACCAGTGGATTGTTTTATACTATCGCATATCTTTTTTATTTTTGAACTATATTTACCAATCTCAGATGGTGAGAACACATTACCATATTTCTTTTGTGATTCTGGTTTATATGCAAATTCATGTCTAAGCATATAAGGAGATTTTACAGTTTTATAAGACATTATATTAGATAACCCGTCTGTCCCTAACATTGAAGTGATTAATGCGCGATTCTCGTCCATATTTAAATAGTCTTGTTCGGAACCGGCTCCTCCTTCTAATACTGTGGTCTCTTCCGCCACGACATTGTCTTGAAAATCACTATGGGGATATGTAATATTTAAGCTTTGAATGGGACTATTCAGAAGAGTATATCCAAACGACTCCATGTTCTCGAAATTCGGCATATTTGGTTCTCCATATTGTAATGAGTTGTCCATTTTGGTTTGCATATTTTTCACTATAAATTTATAAACTTTTTCTTGATATTCACCTATTTTATTCATATATAATGGCATAAATTTAATTGGGTTCTCGATATCTTTATTATTCATTTGTATTTGAGGATAATTTTCTGTCTTTAACATACTATCTTTATCAAATAGTTCAGGATAGATTCTATAAGGGAATGTATATGGATTTTCTCCTCTAATGTAGGACACATATCCAGTAAGTTTCCTTGTTAATAGGTCTTTTCCACCTTCTATCACTGCACCATCTTCTGTTGTTCTCGATTCTTTGAAATTTCCTTCTTTATCAAATACATCTTCTTCTTTTATCAATGCACGTTTATCTACAATATTCAATAGGTTGGTTAGCCAAATGATCTCTTTATAACTATTATACATAGGTGTAGCTGATAATAATAATAGACGCATATTCTCTGCATACTTGCTAATATGCATCAACATAGCAGATGTTTTTTTGTTTTGTTTATTACTTTGAATGGATGATATGTTATGAACCTCGTCGATGATAACCAGGCGATTATTAAACAATTTACGAATATTTTGTATTTCCATTATTTTTTGTTCTTTTGAAGATAATCCTATGTTCTCACTAACCATTGTTTTTTTCTTAATATAATTTGCAAGTTCTCCATATCCCATAAAGGTATAATATTGATTAATCAAACTATTCATATGCGATACTACTTTTGATTTTGGTATATCCGGTAATTGAATCGGATTGAGTTCTTTTAATAATTCATTTCCGACGCACGTATTTAGGTTCCATACTCCTCCTTCTAACTTCAACCGTTTTTCATCAAATAATTGTGATTTAAAATTGGATTGCACATTCGGTGAAGCAATAATTAAGATACGACTGGTGGAACCTATATTTTTCACAAAAGCTCGCATTTCTTCAGCAACTCCAATAGCCGAACAAGTTTTCCCGGTTCCTAATCCATGATAAAGTAGTAAACTATTGTAGGGTGTTTGTAGTGATAAGAAATTACGCACAAACAATTGATGTGGCATTAATTCGAAATCAGCATTGCATAACTTTTCGGCTTGTTCTTTTACATTATAGATTTTACCATCATATTGTGTATCATAGAATTCTTTTCTTTTTGCTATTTTTTCATTGAATTTAGGGTCGTCAAGTTCTGGATATAAAAAATCATATTCACTATTCTTCACTAAGTATTCGCTATGAAGTTTTTCGGAATTCAATAAATATTCATTATACTCTTTGCTATCTATATTCCCAGGCATTACTCCTAATTTATCTTGAAATTCTTGCAACTTAGAGTCTAACTCGACTGGTTCATCGTTTTCACTTTCACTTTCACTTTCACTTTCACTTTCACTTTCACTTTCAACTTCACTTTCAACTTCACTTTCAACTTCAACGTTTTCACTTTCGGTTTCATCTGCTACTTCACTGATTGATGGTTGTTTTTTCTTTAAAATATCCATTAATAATACTTTCTGAATGATCAACTCATCTAAATTATTAGCACCCAGTATATGTTTTAATTCAACTGGATTATCAAGTTCATCAATAATTCGTTTATTTTCTTCAATAAGACGTTTTTTACTCATATCTTTATTACTCCGAAGTTCTTGCATCATTACAATATTTTCACTTAAAATATCACGAGCTTGTAGCCATCTCTCGTGTCGTTTCCAAGGAACAGATAAAGAGATAGAATTATTATTGTGTGATAAATTTATTTGAACGGAAGGTTTGCAAACTTTCTTACCAGAAACGGTTTCACATCTATAATTAGGAGGACATTTAGTTAGTTCGCCACGTTCATTTATACCACAAGGTATTTCGTTATCGGGCGTATCATCGCCTCCTCTTATTCTACGCGTTTTACGATTTTCACCCTTGGTATTTCGCAATTTTCTGGTAGGCATAATAAATGAAATATAAATATATATTTTATACATATATTTCTTTACACTACTGAACATTAAAATATACCAATGGATATTGTTTCAACGTTTCATTTATATTAGTGAGTATGCGTTTTTTTTCTAAATTATAGCTTCGAATAGTTTTGATACAGTCATCAAATGATTTCCATTCCATTTTACCGACTTCAGACCGTTGAAATTTATTGGTATTATGGCTATCATTCGACCGAATATAAGCAACATAATACTTATGTTTATACGATTTGTAATTCGAACCTGTAAATATTTCATCAAACGGATAAATATTCTTGATATTGTGCAAAGTTTTTTTATGAAATCCGGTTTCTTCGCAAAACTCGCGTGTGGCACAATCAAAATCCTTTTCTTGATAATTACGCCGCCCTTTTGGGAATCCCCATTCCTGTTCTGTCCAAGAAATATCAGTTGTCTCGTCAATGATGGTGTTCAAATCATAATTATCAGTTTGTGTATGAATACCTTGTTTTAGTAAATCAAATTTTTCTTTTGAATTGTTTTCTTCATTTTTATACTGGCTGGAAATCACATTGTCTCCCCAAATTTTCACCCACAATTCGTCGAAACTTTTCGTTTTCAATAATAATTTTTCTTCGTCTGTCATTTGATAAACCATATTTTTGATATAATCCCTGTTGTATGCAGAGTATTTACCGCGCATAAAATCAATAAATCCCAACGTGTCTTTCCGACGAATTAATAAATATTGAATTTCATTATTAAATACGCGAAATGCAATAACCCCCACGCTGGTTATTGGTAATTTGCATTGATTATATAGATGTCCTTTTTTACCGCAATTATTGCAATAAAGTTCGCTCATAATTATTTATAGTATCCTATACATTTATAATCAAATATCTTTATATATTTATAATAATAATAAGCTATGTATTTTGATCCCAAAGTTTGGGGACCTCATTATTGGTTTTTTTTACATACAATTGCTGAATCATATCCTTTACAACCAAACGAAGTATCGAAGCGGAAATATTACGATTTGGTGCAGAATCTCCCGTTATTTATTCCAATAGATGAAATCGGTAATTTCGTAAGCAACTTATTAGATAAGTATCCGGTCACGCCGTATTTAGACAATCGAGAATCTTTCGTAAGATGGATGCATTTTATTCACAATAAAGTAAATATCCATATAGGAAAAGAGGAGGTTTCATTGCCAAAAGCCATGGACATGTATCGAAATGAATATAACCCCAAACCTATTTATTTAGCCGAAAAAATAAACTGGAGAAAGCATTACCTACATATTCTATTGGTATTAGTATTAGTATTCCTCATCTATATATGGTATGAATAACAATAAATTTCTCATAATATTATAACTATTATGAGAATTGAGTTAATAATTATATTGATAGCCGGATTTATAATGGCGAATATTTATACCGATGGAAAATATATGAAATTAGCGTTATCGTGGAAAAAATATTATCAAATGGGCGGTGTAGCATTCGGTGCATTGATGTTGTATATACTATTTAAAAAAAATCCATTACGTGCAAGAGAAATAGTATCTGTATCAAACGACTATATTAAATATTTACCGATTGATAAAAATACAGCGAATATAATCTCTCCTATATTAGATTTTACGTCTAAACAACAATTCTCAGGAAATAGTCAATATACGGGTTTAGACAGTGGAGATTATAATCATCCGATCGTTTCTATGCATCAACAGCAGGCTGAAACTCGTATTGTGAATTCTGGAAAAACCGGCACAAAACGTTCAGTAAGTGAAACGAAAAAGAAGTTTGTAGCAGCAAGACAACACTGGAATTGTGGTGATTGCAAACAACAATTACCAGCTTGGTTTGAGGTAGATCATAAAACAAGATTAGAACACGGTGGAAGTAATCACGTAGATAATTTAGTAGCATTATGTAGAGATTGCCACGGTAAAAAAACCGCTATGGAAAATCTATAAAGTGGTTATTCGTAATTTGAAAAATAATATAACACAATATACTAAGAAATGGAGAACAAAGATATTGTGTTATATGGAAACATTATACTATTTTTGATATTATCGATAGTATCGATAACCGAATTAAAAGATGTCCCCGAAAATGACGACGACCCATATCGGCGTAAAGATCTAGAAACTGTCAAGTCAGTCGTTGCTATTTTAGCTACTATAATTGTTTTATTTTTCACAATAGGACAAATCACAACTCCATTATTAATGGAAAATTGGCAATCGTATTATTTTGGCACTATAGGACTATTGGCGTTAGTATATGGATATACAGCAATGTCGTATTTTCGCGTGTTTAATTATTTGATGAAATTTGTCTGGATATTCATTATAATCGTGGGATTGGCTATAGTTTTCCAAGTATATGCCAACTTTTTCAAATCATTACGAGGGATATTCAGTTTTATCACATATTTAATATTCTACATTCCTTGCTTATTGCTTAATTTTTTGAAATATATATTAAATGAATTCAAAATGACTACAAACCCGGTGTTAGTCTTGTTTATGGTAGAACTTACATTGATCTTATCATATTTATATCTGCCAGGTATCATTCAACAGATTTCGATGAAAGATGGTATTCCTATAGAAAAATCACACGTGTATTTGAATACCGAGAGCATATATCCTATGAATGAAATAATGTATAACGACAATAATAACATACAAATAACGAATATGCAAGATAAAACTATTCGTATAAATTACGCTATCTCAATGTGGTTATTTGTGAATGATTATTCCAAAAATATGGCAGGATACAATAAAGAAACGGTAATCTTTAATTATGGAGAAGGAAACCCGAAGATAACATATAAAAACAAAGAAGCGAATATAAATGAACATGATAAGATGGATTCGTGTAGGATATATTTTACGGATAATGTGCAGACTGATACCGATCAATTACCTTATTATGATTTGAAAATGCCGAGTCAAAAATGGAACCATATAGTTTTCAATTATACATCCAAACACGTGGATTTATTTATAAATGGTAAATTAGAGAGAACCTATTATTTTAAAAAGAATATACCGACTTATAAAGACAGTGATGCTATTATCACCGGTAGTGAAAACGGATTAAGTGGTTCTATATGTAATATTCGATATTATAAAAAGAATTTATCACAGCGAGACATAATAAACATTTATAATCCATTGATGAATAAAAATCCACCAGTAAATAATTTATAGGTATTTATTATAGATACGATGAATTATGTTGTTATAATTTTAGGAGTAATAGTTATTTTACTCATATATACATTGATACGTATGTTGATGGCTACATCGGTTGATTTAACTGCGTCTGCTAATTTGAATGATAGTATAACTGGATTTGATATTAAAAATAGTCCAACAAGCACCAGGTATGCGTATGGATTATGGATATACGTGAATTCATGGAATGCCAGCACCCCGAAATCTATTTTTAAACGCGAAAATAATATTGAATTGTCATTAGATGCAAGTTCGCCTATTTTGAATTGTGATATTACTATGTCAGATGATAGCACCAAAACGATTGAGATTACTGATAACTTCCCCCTTCAAAAGTGGACACATATAATAGTCAGTGTTGATAATCAATACGTAGATTGCTATATAGATGGTAAGTTAGTTAGGTCAGGAAGAGTATACAAAGAAGACGCTACTGCTGGTATTTCTGTGCCAAAACCTCCTCCTCCTGTAGCAAATAAAATGTATTTAGCTAAAAGCACTAAATATGATGCATATGTTGCACGATTCAAGCATTGGTCCAGTCCTATAAATCCTGAGACAGCTTGGTCAACTTATATGCAAGGTAATGGACAAAGCACATTTAAAAACTGGCTATCTGCATACGGTTTAGACATTCTAATTAAAAAAGATAATGTAGAACAAACAAAGATGACATTATTTTAAATTATGAAAATCGTTTTATAGTTATAATATATAACGATTATGAATTTTCAACAACAACAACCGCAAGGATCTATCTCAACCAATATACAATTACCCGAAGGTGTTCGAAATGTAGGTGACAGTATTTCGTCGTCGCTGGAGAATATGACTTCGAAAATGAACGAATCTGTTCAGGGGTTTTCAGAGCAAGCACAGGGGTCAATCGAAGCTGGTTCAGAAGCATCTCAAGGATTTCTACAATCAAATACCCTATTTGCTAAGTTTGCTTTTGTCATATTAATAGTAATCGTATTTATTTTATTATTAAGTTTAGGTATAATGCTATTAAATTATTTCTTGTCATCATCAGAAAACCCTTATTTAGTAAAAGGTATGGTGGATGGAAATAGTTCATTTACTATACCACAAGACCCTGGCAACTCGGAATCCGTATTAATCGAAAGATCTAATAACCAAGAAAGTGGTATGGAGTTCACTTGGTCGACGTGGATCTATATTAACGAATTAAACACTGGCGACGACTATCAAATGTTCCAACATATTTTTAATAAGGGCAATGACACATATGATGTTGCTGGTATTGCCAACGTCGCTAATGGTCCAGGACTATATTTGAAACAAAAGGTAGGCGATGATAGTGAAAATACTGCATCTATTTTTGTTATAATGGATTCTAAGACCGGTGCAACAAATGACAATACAAATAGTTTGGAGGTCAATGAAATACCTCTTAAAAAATGGGTGAATATTATTATTCGTATGAAAAATACAATTTTAGAAGTATATATCAATGGTGTAGTATCCGGTAGATTACAGTTTAGAGATGTGCCTATCCAGAATTTTTATGATGTTAATGTATGCAAAAATGGAGGTATCAATGGTAAAATATCGAATCTTCGTTATTACAAAGAGGCATTAACTATTTTTGATATAACGAACATTGTATCAAGTGGTCCCGAACTAAGACGCTTCAAGTTTGATATCAAGAAGATGAATACTTACAATTATTTATCTAATATGTGGTATACCAACAAACTATATTAATTTTATACCTTTCCGGTATCTGACTTGTGAAATTCCAATGGTTTAATATATTCAATAAATATAAATAGAATATATTATGTCTGATGCAACAATTACAAATGCGTGTAATCAGCGAAAAATGAGTATGTTATTTAATATTCCACCGGTAAGATTTAATCCAATATCCCCTTATTCAAAAGGTTTCACATATGAACAACTAAATATGCGTCGTAAAGTTGAAGTATTAAAATATAATAAACAAAATACCCAAACATCCCAACTTACAAAAAAAGAAAAACAAGCTATGGTATCCAGAGGAAATTATAAAGGAAACCAATTATTTTGCACAGATGACTATGCGATTCCGACACCTACCAGTTCTTCTGATGTTCCAGGACCGATTACCTATTTGTCGGAAGATAAAAATGTTCCTCTTTATAATTATGTATCCAATACGTTTGTATATGCTATCGGAAACCCAATTGAAGAAGAAGAATGGAGTTTTTATACGAGACCCGAAGTAGTTCTACCATCTGGTCTCAATAACATAACAAATGTGGGCACATTATTGATACGCGACACGATTGAGCAGCCGCTATATACATATAATTATAAAATACCGGTTGTATATCAGTTGCAAGGAGTGAATATACCATATGATACCAGTGGTATTATTATGAATGTAAGTATTACCAACCCTACTGCAAAAATATATTATGGTTCAAATGAAATTGCTAATAATGTAAGTTCAACCACTTTCGAGAACTCAACGTATCAAGTATCATTGCAACCTGATTCATCTATTACAAGCGGAACATATAGTTATAGTGGTCAGTTATACACTGGTCTGGTCGAAGTATCCAATATGCAATTAATGTCTTCGCCTGGTTTTTCTTATAATATTGGGATCAGTTATACTGCATCCGAATCCATAGATTATACAAATTCCGATACTAATAATGGAACAACAAGTAGCATAGATCAGACCACACTTTTAGATAATACTACGTTTTCAATGGTTGCGAACATAGACAATAATTATACCATAACCGCACCCACTAATTGTAATGTTTTTACAACTGCTTCTACCAGTTTAAAAACTATTCAGTTTTCTGGGGAATAATATACACCCTTGAAGATTTAAAATGGGACAAATGTCCATAATAAATTAACAAGGTTTATCCTTTAATATTTTATAATAATATATAATATGAATGAAAAAATAATTAAATTTTTAAAAGGACCTTTTCCAAAAAAATATACAGCATATGTTAAAAATAAAAAAACAAAAAAAATAAGAAAAATTCATTTTGGAGATAAAAGATATCAACAATATAAAGACCGCACACCATTACAATTATATAAAAATAAAAATCACGGTACAAGAAAACGTATGCAAAACTATTATTCTAGACATTCTGGAACAAAAAAACGCGGAGAAGCTATTAAGAGAGAAAAACGCAATAGTAAAGGATTATACAATGCTAAAATATTAAGTCATATTTATCTTTGGTAAATTAAAATTTATCTACTCTTCCTTTTACATATTTTTTTTCTCTAGCTTTTTTTATTCTTTTTCTTGTTAATTCCCTATGTGTTTTTGGTGTTTTTTTAGTAATTCTTTGATTTGGTCTATATATATCACTTTTATATTTATATCCTATTTCTCCGCGTTGATTTGTCCATTTCTCTTTAAACCACCGCTTTAATCCTTTTTTTTTAGATTTTTTTCCAATATAAGGACTTTTTTTACCATATTTTGTTGTAAATAATTTTTTATATTTTTTTACCAAAATTCCACTTCTGTAAGCACTATGTTTAGGATATTTTTTAAAAATATATAGTTTTGTTTTATTATATAATTTTTTATCTACTGGTATAGCCATATATAATAAAACTATATATTAATTTGTATCATTTGTATCATTTGTATATTTCATTATATATATATATATATAATGAAATTATTAGTAGAAGCAAGTGTTGTTGGAATTGCAACTGTTATTGTTGGATCTATAGTGGGATTTATTATTGGGAAATGTTTTTCAACTAATTTACCAGAAATATGTAAATCGTGGAATAAAAATCATATTATGGAGTTGAGTCTATTTTTTACTGGATTTTTATTACATATAATATGTGAATATATGAGAATAAATAAATGGTATTGTAATAATGGAAATGCGTGTCAAAAATAAAATAAGTTTGTCTCATTTTTCTTTTCGGTCGGTGTAATACATATATAAAATTTGTTCCTACAGAGGTTTTAAGAAGGCGGCGATTGAAATCCTACCAGCTGATACAGAAGGTTCATTGAGTACGCCGTGGACTGAACCTCCGAAAATAATGGAAGAGCAAGTTCGTTCAACCAGCCTTTGAATTGGGATATTGGAAATGTGACTGATATGAGTGATATATTTAGTAGTGCGACATCTTTATATTAAAATCAGATTTAATTGTCCCATTTTAAATCTTCAAGGGTGTAAATCTTCAAAGGTGTAAATGAATATAATATAAATGGATGGCGGTATCAATACATATTATGAATAGGGTTGAACAGTTGAAAAAAGTGCAAAACGAAGGTCTCGAGTTATTTACAAAGAAAAATAAAGACTATGGCGATGCCTTTGCAAAATACGGTGTGATTGGTGTATTGATGAGAATGGAAGATAAAATACAACGAGGTATGTCCATTACTAAAAACGGTGTAAGTCTAATCAATGATGAAGGTATGAGAGATACACTAATTGACCTTCATAATTATGCAGCAATGGCTATTATGTTAATGGACGAATAAAAAATATAATCATATACTTTATATTTTTTCATTTTTTATAAATCAACGGATGATTCAATATATGGGTCTCTACAAATAGGACATTTATCGCACCGACATGAACAACTATTGCATATACTGTGAAAGCATATAGGTATATTCAATTGGTCGTGCTGAATATCTTCCATACACACTGGACAATTAATCAAATCTTGCGTTGTTCTGTAGATTTCCAACATATTTTTTTGAACGTTGTATTGTGCCCGACTCAGACGGTCTAACATCGCAATATGTTTTCTCTTATATCGTCGCACTTGTCGTTCTAACGAACGATTATCTTCGAACAATAACTCATTTTCACCTTCCAATATTTCGATCTGTGTTAAAGCGATTGGAAATGGTAAATAATCTTTGTGATAAATAACCTTGAACAATATTTCAGTCACTGCTTGTTCATGATTATCTGTTGTAATTTCAATATAAGAGAGCGTGGGATTGTTTCTGTATCGATAAGGTTCAAAATATACATTCATATGTTCTATAAACTCGCGGTTTGTTGGTAGCGTTAGAACCATGTTTTCACCAGAATAGAATTCTGCTTCATTATTTCCAAATATGACTAACTTATACTCGTGTATACGTCTGGATTTATTGACGGTTTGATTCGTTAACCCATAATCAAGAGAATATACATCATCTTGTATTTTCAAATTATTCATATAATATTTAAAACATTCTTGAAAATGTTGGTCTCGTGTTTTGGTTGTCATATTGAAAAGTAGTAATTAATACAAAGTTATTATATGATAATTATTAATCAATTTTTGTATGGTTATGATTATGTTGAATGTGTTTAACAAAACAATATAAATATTCGGTGATAATGATAATAATAAATATGGATAAGATTAACCATTTGAACAAGTTGAAAGAGCAAATCGAAAACATGGATAAACATCATCAAATCGAAATTTTGAAAATATTATCAAAAAACTTATGTAAGATCAATGAGAACAAAAGCGGTGTATATATCAATATGACATTTATAGAAGACCATATTACTCAAGAGCTCGAACAATATATTGTATATATGAAAGAGCAAGAAGATAATCTAATCACGACTGAATATCAGAAAGAAGAATTCAAGAACTCTTATTTTATAGAGAAAGAAGATAAAGACAATAGTGCTATTACATATAGTATAATAACTAAATAATGACAGCATATATACAGTCATTGCTATTCCGTCCATTAACAAATAATCCAGATTGTATTGATGACATTCGAGAATTAATGCTAACCACAAACTTTAAAAAAAATAAACAACGAACAACTGGAGGAATAAATGCATTCGATGTATTGATAAATAATACACAAGCTGCAGCTGAATCAGTAGAAACTACGCCTGATATTGATGTCCGTCAAACGCAAGAATATATAATTCCCAAGAAAAAGGACACGTTATTTTGGTGTTTATACATCGCAAAATATGGATATGGTGAATATCAAGAAATCAAACAAAATTATGGTGGAAAACAATTAGATATTCAACGAAAAATAGGGGAACATATTAGAAGCAATATACATTTGGTGAAAAATGTAAATATGCGAATTACAAAAGCAAGTGCGCAAGAAATATTATCAGATTTATTAACAGATACGAAAAAAACAGAAATGAACGTGTTATATGGTTATTGTATTTATTATGAATTAAACCTCATATTATTGAGCCCAACTGGAGAGACATATTTGGAAATTATATCAAATACCTTCGCAGACAGTCATCCTATATTTGTGATTCGGAAAAATGAGCACAATAATTATTCATTGAAAGAAACCCCATTAACGGACGAAGAGTATAAACAGATAATAGATACAAAGTTTAAATTGGATAGTCATTTAAGACCGTTAAAAGCAATAGGTAATTATAAAGTCGATGACCTACGTATTATAGCGGATAAATTAGGAGTCGATATATTCGATAAAAAATGGTCAAAGCCTGAGCTATATCAGGAAATAACCAAAAAATTTGCTTGGTAAAATTGATTGGTGTATAAAACAAAATAGAAATAATATATTAACTAACTATATACAGATAATATATTATGGAAGATAACAATAGTAATATAGATGAAGCTAGAACACCTTCCTCGTCACCTCACGAACCAAGAAGCCCTACTATGCCACCTCCTGGAAAAAGCCCTACTATGCCACCTCCTGAACCAAGAAGCCCTACTATGCCACCTCCTGGAAAAAGCCCTGCTCAAATGAAAAACGATTTTGAAAAAATAGTAGAACTGTATTTAGACAGTAATCCGGTTTTAAGGGAAGGTTATAAAACAAAGGAGTTTGAAGTTCGTTTTGGAACAAATCCCAAAGTGGCAAGACCTATTTCTAAAATAGAATACGACAATGTTGTTCAATTATTATATTCGAATGGGTTCAAGGCGGATAATATCAACGGTAATCAAATTCTTCGCATTTATAATGAATATACAGACAAAAGGACAGGTCAAAAAAGGGTATCGAATATTCGAGCTGAAGTAGTAGGTAGCGATTTGGTGCAAGAATATTGTAAAACAAATGATTTACAAAAACTGATCAATATGCCGACTACAGTATTCAATAAAATAAAATTCACTCAGAAAATGCCGGCGTTGAATAAATCTGGTGAAAAAATAGGAAAAGTCGATATGGAAGATTTCAACTTTCGTGTATCATTTCAAACAGAACAGGATTTCCATACACATACAGGGCTTGCCCGAGATATATTATCAAAATGGGACGATTCTCTTAAAATATTCCGCGGGTTGAACCGTGTGCAATTTCATCACGATGAATATCCAGTCTTTGTAGATATTAGTGTAGTTCGCGGTTCGAAGAAAGTGAAAGGAATACCAATGAAAACCTATACAATTCAGGAATCCGACATATTCAATAATATTGAACAATATGAAGTGGAGATTGAAGTGGATAATTCAAGGGTCGGTATTAATACAGAATATGATACTCCTAAGAAATTAGCTGATGCATTGCGAAAATGTATTCGAATTGTATTATGTGGTCTACAGAACTCAAGCTTTCCAATTTCTTATAAAGATAAAAATGCAACCATACAACAATATATGAAATTAATTCACGGACCAAACTACGAACAATCCAGACGCATATTCCCGAAAGATTTCATTGGTCCAAGTTCATATACATTGCAAATGCAAAATATAATCGATAATAAAGGAGAAAGTAATCTACCCAATATTCGTAAGCATTATACAGTGACAGATAAAGCAGATGGAGACAGAAAATTAATGTATATATCGGATGAAGGAAAAATATATTTGATAGATACAAATATGAATGTTCAGTTTACTGGTGTAAAAACAGATGAAAAAGATAAATTTAATAGTCTAATAGATGGAGAACATATTAAATATGATAAAACTGGAAAAATACTCAATTTATATGCTGCGTTTGATATTTATTATCAAAATAATAAAAGTGTTCGCAACTTTACATTTACAAAAACAGTAGAGGAAGAAGCAGCCGAAGAAGCTGAATCTGGCAACAGTCAAATACAATATCGTATCAATCTATTATCCGCATTTATTCAATCATTGAAACCCTACTCTATATTAGAAAAATCCACAAAAACAGAATTATCTAAATCCACAAATACTAAATCATTACCTATGTCTTTTAAATGTAAAGAATTTTACAAAGACAGTGATGGTGTCAGTATATTTGATGGTTGTTCAAAAATATTGTCAAATGAGCGTGATGGTCTATATGAATATAATACAGATGGTTTAATTTTCACCCCTTCTCAATTACCAGCAGGAGGAAATTCATTGAAAACTGGTCCAGGTCCATTGTATAAGAGCACATGGGAGCATTCGTTTAAGTGGAAACCTGCTGCGTTTAATACGATTGATTTCTTAGTAAGCGTTAAAAAGGACAATACTGGAAAAGATGAAATGCATAATATCTTTCAAGAAGGGAAAAATATGCAAGGCTATCAAAATGTATTGCAATATAAAACGCTCATCCTTCGGTGCGGATTTGACGAAAAGAAGCACGGTTTCATAAATCCATTCAATGATATGATTCAAGATAACATCCCAAGTGTCGATAATATTGATGATGAAAATACATATAAACCAGTTGCATTTCAACCAACCAATCCCTTTGATGAAAAAGCATCATTATGTAATATTTATTTGAAAGAAGACGGCACAAATAGATATATGATGACAGAAGAAGATGAATATTTTGAAGAGGATATGATTGTAGAATTCAAATACATTCCATCAAATGAAGAAGGTTGGAGATGGGTTCCTCTTCGTGTAAGATATGATAAAACCACCGAATTACGAAATGGTCTGAAGAATTACGGAAATGCATATCACGTTGCAAACAGTAATTGGCATTCTATTCATAACCCGATAACAGACGATATGATCTCGTCTGGTTTGAATATTCCGGATTATATCATTGACGATGACGTTTATTACAACCGTTCGAATATGGAAACATCAACCAGAAGCTTACGTGATTTCCATAATCTATTTGTAAAATCCAAGTTGATTACTGGAGTATCTAATAGAGGGGATACTCTTATCGATTATGCAGTTGGTAAAGCCGGTGATTTATCAAAGTGGATCTATGCACATTTAAAATTTGTATTGGGAGTAGATATATCAAAAGATAACATTATGAATCAACTGGACGGAGCGTGTAGTCGGTATTTGAAATCAAGTAAAAGTTATAAAAATATACCTCGTGCGTTGTTTTTACACGGAGATAGTGGAAAAAATATAAGAAATGGAGACGCATATTATAATGAAAAAGATAGACAAATCTCAAACGCAGTATTCGGTTCGGGTGCAAAAGACGTAGCTATTTTGGGAAAAGGTGTATATAAAAATTATGGCGCAGGTAATAGTGGATTTTCCGTAAGTTCGTGTCAATTTGCAATGCATTATTTCTATGAAAACGAGTATTCAATGCACCAATTTATGCGCAACATTGCAGAATGCACAAAAGTAAATGGTCATTTTACAGGAACTTGTTATGACGGAAAGAGTGTATTTAATTTGTTAAAAGACAAAAAGAAATCCGAAGGTTTTAGTATTTATAAAAATGACCATAAAATGTTTGAATTGACAAAAATGTATGATCAAACCGGATTTCCAGATGATGAGTTATCTTTAGGATATGCGATTAATGTTTATCAAGAAACTATTAATAAGGTATTTCGCGAATATTTGGTAAATTTTGATTATGTTATTAGAATAATGGAAGATTATGGATTTGTATTGATAACAAACGAAGAATCGCGTCCAATGGGGTTGCCAAGTGGAACCGGACTATTTTCCGATTTATTCACTTCTATGGAAAATGAATTGAAAATGAATCCCCGAAATAAATCCCACTATAAACAGGCACCATTTATGTCTTCAGAAGAGAAACGTATATCCTTTATGAACCGTTATTTTGTATTTAAAAAAGTGCGAAATGTAGATGTGTCAAAAATAGCAGATTTAATTAAAAAACAAACAGTATTAGAATCAACCCACGAAGAACAAGAAATAAAAGAATTAGAACAAGAAATAGTTGAGAAACCGCAAACATTAAAAATAAAAATAAAAAAGACTGGTAAAAAAATTACACTCAAAAAGTTTGACACCCCTTCCGTCTAATAATATCTACATATATTATAAAAAATGTATAAATTAGATTGGATACATTATTTATTGTATTTTTTAATAGGGGCAATCAGTGGAGTATCTATGGGTATAGTCGGTGTAGGTGCTGGTATGATAACCATACCATTATTATTGTATAGTGGTCTAACTATAAAACAATCAGTCGGTATTTCTCTAATCATGCAACTATTGCCCCAAAGCTTACCTGGAGTGTTGATGTATTATAAAGGTGGGACAATTACACTTGCTGTGTTAATAATTTCACTATTTGTTGTATTTGGGTCTCTTGTCGGTATTTATATCGGTGCTTACATTGTAAATAATAATTTGATCGATTTACAAACAATATATGGTCTATTATCAGGACTGTTGATTTTCTCTGGGTTTTATATTATTTACGAGCACGTTTTATATAATGATCCAAATCTTATATAATGATCCGAATCGTCTATAATGACAACCCGAAATGATATAAACATTTGACCGTAATATTATTAACGATAATTATAATTATAAGTATAATTATAATAAATTATGACTTATTATTTGCTACCCAAAACAAATTATATTATTCATCACCATTTAGATTGTATTTCAAGTAATCATTCTCCGCAACCGCAAATCTCGTTTTCATTAGCTCGATATTTATACGAAATAAAAGAAAAATTACAAGAAAAGCAACAAGATTGGGATGTCTATAAAAAATATACGAACCCCTATGAATATGTTCATGGTATAGTTCCTCATAAGAAAAAAAGTATATCGAAATATAAACCATTATCAAGGTCTTATTTCAAAATGATAGAGTTATTGCATACATTTAATATACAATATGATTCCAATAAAATAAATACTTTTCATTTGGCAGAAGGACCTGGAGGGTTCATTGAAGCAATTGCAAATTTGCGGAAAAACCCGAATGACCGATATATCGGTATTACTTTATTGGATGATAAAAATGACCCAAATATTCCAGGCTGGAGAAAAACAGATAATTTTTTAAAACATAATCCCAATGTATTTATTGAAACCGGAAAAGATAAAACGGGGGATATTTTATCATTACAAAATTTCGAATATTGCAAAGAAAAATACGGGTCTTCAATGGATTTGATAACCGCTGATGGTGGATTCGATTTTTCAGTTGATTTTAACAAACAAGAAATCAACATAGCCAGGTTATTATTTGCTCAGATAAGTTATGCGATTACTCTTCAAAAGAAGGGTGGTTGTTTTATATTGAAATTATTTGATTGCTTTATGCAACATAGTATAGATTCTTTGGTTATATTGTCCAGTTTTTACGAAAGAGTGTATATTGTAAAACCAAACACAAGTCGATATGCTAATTCCGAAAAATATATAGTTTGTAAGGGATTTTTATATTCGTCCAGTGAAAACTTCTATTCTTATATTCATAATACATTCAGTAAAATGTTGTCGGTCAATCATTCTGACTATATTCATCGTTTTTTGAATATGCCTATATCGAATTATTTTATTACTCGTATTGAGGAATATAACGCCATATTTGGTCAGCAACAAATAGAGAACATACATTATACGATTACATTGATCGATAATAAATACAATCAAGACAAAATAGATAGTCTCATCAAATTAAATATACATAAAGCAGTTCAATGGTGTATAAAACATAATATACCGTGCCATAATAACATGACAATCGGACTGCCTGAGAATATTTTTTTACATAGTAAAAAAATTTGAATATGCATTTACGCATTCATAATATAAATATTATATTATGAATTTACTGGATATAACTATTATATCTGATTTGAGATTTTGGTAACTGTGCATTTTTTCATTTCATCGCTATACTTAGTGAATGTGGGGGTCTTTTTCATTGGAAATCCCATTTTATCTTTAACTGTATATCCTCCTGCAGGAACACCATATGCAAGGGCATTCCCGACGGATTGTCCTAATGAATTGTAATAAAGAACAGCTGAATTGGTGATAGAATTATATCGTTTTCTTGTAATTAAATCACTGGACGAAACCGCACCTTGCTTAGCAAATTGAGGATTATTCGGTTTATAATACAACTTTTTATAATTAGGCTGTAGTCCAGGTATAGTTTCCGATTTTTTCGTCTGATATAAGGTGGTGATTGAACCTGTATTAGAAGGATAACTTGCTTGAGGAATACCAAATGCGATTTGCATTAAAGAATTAGATATAACCAATTGAGGGTATATACTTACAACTGGTTTTGTCCAAGTAGCATCACTTGAAATAATATAGTCGGTATCAGGGTGCACAGTTGTGTCTGTTCTGAAACTTTGTAATTCAACTACATCATCATTATTATTATAGGATATATTCAACAAGAATGTGAGAACATCGCGATATGGGTCCGGGTTCAGACCAACTTGATTTTTTGTGTAATAATGATGATTACTAATCATAGCGATCTTTAATAATTCATTTATTTCACTTAGGTAATAATAGCCAGATAAGACATTTACGGTGAATGTGTTTCCATCTACCCATTTGTATCCAATTGATGTATCCGCAGATACGAAATATTTCTTGCAATGATTTAATCCATTTGCAGAATATAAATTGTTAGATGCCAAACTTGTGCCGGGTTTAGCAGTAGAGTCGCCCATACGAATATAATTATATTGATTTTGTTCAAATGTGTTATTACGACTAGCTAAATATTGTTTTGAAGTAGTAAAATAATTATCTGTATTTCGAGAACTATCGAACTTCTTTTTTATCATACCACCACTTCTAACTCTTCGTCTTGCGTTTTCAGCAGGAGAATTAATAACGCTACAATTTGTATATGTCTCACAGCTATTGTTAGGTAAATTATTATCAATGGTATTTACTAAACCATTCGAATTAGTGCTAGAACTATTATTAATAGTGCCTCCTGGCTGGTTAAATACATCTACGCTTGTCGAAGTTCTTACATTACACTTGGTATCTTGTTGGGTTGCAATCTCTCTACGATAAATTGTCAATGGATTTGCACGGAATTTGGATCGGTTCGTTTCGGGTTCATAATCAGTATCAATATTATTTTTTCGTATAAAAGAGTGAATTTGGTCGAAGGTTTGTCCCTTCCACTGAACAAACGGAATATTGCTCATTTGGACTAATGTTGACATGAATACTATAATATATACATATAGAATTATTATATATCGAAACCCTAATAAATATAAATTATTTATAAATATATCGGGACATGAATTTTACTATTAAATTGGATGATTTTACACTAAAGAACGCTTCTTTTCTGGAGCCGAAAAAAAATATTATTATGGATGGTTCTTTTACGAAAATTAACTATCTCGCGGAGTTATTTACTATGAATAGCATCTTTTTGAATATTCCTTTGGTAATTAAAAATATCGATACTAATATTCAATTTGACCCATATTCTTCGCAAAACTACGCGAGTATTCAATCTCTAACCAAAATCGAAATAATGTTATTGCAATTGTATACGGATACAAAACAAAAAAAATTTAAATTTAATACATTGCTTTCTAAACAGTTATATAAAGGAAATATGAAAATTAATAAAGACGACCTGCATACAACAACCAAAAAAACATACATTATCAAAATATCGGGGATATGGCAGTCAAATAACGAAATAGGCATTACTTATAAGATGTTTCTTGGGGATTCTATCACTACATCATAATTTAATATAGAAGGCTCCAATGGTTTGTTTAATAATGCTTGTAATAGAAAAGGAGGGTTGTTCGTAAAGTGTAGAATCATCATATATAGGGGCGGATTTGTTTTCGGATTTTCGTTGAAGATAAATATCGTCTATTACATACATTGTATATATTTTAGCCATCTGGCTTACTGATTGGGGTTTGAAAAACGGTTCGTTCTTATCCATATACTCTCCGAGAAACGTATCATTATTGCCGGGACGGATTGACAATATTGATGTGTGGTTATTGTTTTGCATAAATATATCACGAACGGATGCACGCCCAAGTATGGTATAATTTTCGATGCTGAATAAGATTGTTTCATATATCTCATCCATTGTATGTTCGCTATCTACAGCACACATAATTGGTTTACCAGAAGTTGTATGTATTTCAAAAAACACTTTCATTGTGTGGGTCTCTATATATTTTAAATTTGAGTCTTTAAATAATATTTATAAGAATAAATATTATTCAATTTTCAGCATTTTTGCACTACATCCCTGGCATATACATCGGTATATTGTGTCGTTTTGTTCCAAACGGACGGGGACCTTTTTTTATATCATATATTACGTCTTTTGATTTATCGTGAGCATAATACGTATCAAATGATACGACATCTACGAAACCTGTTTTATCGTTATAGTCGTATTTAACGTTCAATAACTTATTAATACCATCGTCGAGAGATTGTGTATATTTTTTGTATTCTATTTTATTAATCGTTCTTTCACTTGAATCGGCAAATTGCATTATATTCTTGTCTTTAAATAAATAAAATACACTCCTATCTACATTCATTTTTTGATTGAGAATTCTTTTCAATAATAAGTTATCTTCGTATCCCCACGCCCAGTAGTTGGGAAAGCCATTTATTTTTTCGAAATCGCCCGCTTTTATTGAAACTATACCACCCAGGGTATTTGTAAAACCGTAAAAATGTTTTACATTATTATGTGTTGTTTCGTAGGGTAAAAAATTCTTTGTAAATGGCATTGTATCTACATCATTGAACACTAATGTTATATCTTTATAATTATTTGGATATTGCTCTTTTACAAATAGAAATCCGATATTCTTCATTGCACCACGATTAAAAGTTCGAGTATCGTGTTGATGGATATAGCATATTTTATAATCAGTTTCTCGATAATCACTCATAATACTCTGCATATGCGATGCGAAAAATAGTTGTTGTTGTTCTCGATCTCTATAGGGAACTATAAATATTATTTTAGGTGATACCACTTGGACGGTATCTTTATTAACATCATTTTCATCGATTCCTTCTATCGTGTAATGAATATTCTCTTGCTCTGTGGATTCCATAAAAAATCAATATAATCTATAATAACTATAGAATAATAACTTGCTAAATATACGAATTCGGAAATTACCATTCTACCAGTTTGGAAGTTTGTGCGACGAACCCGAATCGATTCAACATACACATTATTCAATGTATAAGATTTGTGCGTAGAATCAATATAATAGTTTGTATAACCACATTCATTATGGAGCGGTTTATTATGGAATAAAAAAGGAGGTTATTACACCCTTGGTAATTTAAAACGCCGTTTTACAGCATATAAAATATTATTATGTTTTTATCCTTTCGTTTCTATGTGCGGAAGCATTATCCAAAAAATTGAATTGAAATACTTAAACATATAAGTATTACATTATTATATACAATATGAGTGAATTAAACGCAACATACGAAAATACACAATTAATAATTATCAATAAGGGAACCGGTGCTGGTGGTGCAAATACAAATTATTATGGGAAGAAGTTTGAAGAAAAAACTAATAATCAGAAAAGATTATTTGAAATTGGATACACCAAAAATAGTTTCACCAAAAAACCAAAAAAAGCATATGACTATTATTTATCAAAAACATTTGAAGATAAAACAATCGTGTTTGTATTACAAAATGGACTAAAAATGTATATGAAAAATAAATACAAACTTGATTTGTTTAGATGTCCCGATGAAGCATATATTATTGAATATAAAAGCGGTAGAAAAATAATAAAAATATTAGAAAAAAAAGAACAAAATGTAGAGGGTTCAGTAGAAACTAAATTATGGTCTGGTCCTTCGCTTAAACGAGAGTATGAATTAGTTTTGGGTGCAGAGTTTGAGGTGTTTTATGGATTTTGCGTAAGTGAGTTTTTGAAAAATAAACTTATTTCAAACAACAAAAAATATACAATATTAAATACAATATTTAATGAAAATAATATTGCGGTCTTATTTGGCGACGACGAAAACTATTTTGAAACATTTGATACATGGTTTAATAATTCTTTATAATAACTTCTTTTGCCTTTGCGTCTGGATTTTTAGAATTAATTGACCTTTTACATAAAATTGATAATGTGCTATATTTTTCATTTGTAAAGTTTTCACGCACCAAACTTACATCAGCATTACTTAACATTATTTTGTTATTTGTATCAGTTAAAATGTGTATTAATTTAAATAAATTGTTATGATTTTCTATGTTAAACCCATTTTCAGTATATCCTACAAATGAAGTATCTGTTTCGGGAGCATATGGAGGGTCAATATATACAAAATCATTAGGTTCTACAATTGTTAATGATTTATTAAAATCACAGCATTCAAACGCTACATTTTGTATTAAATTATGTATTTCTTCTAAATGTTCTTTATTTATAATTGCTGGATTGTTATAGTGTCCGTATGGAACATTAAACCCTTTTGGACCAACCCTAAATATACCTCTAAAACAAGTTTTATTTAAGAATATAAACATAGCAGAACCTAATATACTTTTTTTATCGGTTAAGCATAATTTGTTATATTCACTTCTCATCCAATAATAATAATTTTCTTTTGCAACTTTTGCTTCTGCTATATTTTTGGGTGTTCTATTTATTTCTCCATTTCCACATTCGTGGAAATCCGTAATAATAGTTTGCAATCTATCATATAATTCGTTATGGTGTGTTTGAATGTTTTTGTAGATATAAATTAATGGTTCATTCAAATCATACGCATATATATTACCTTGTATTTTTATAATACCACTTTTTACATAAGATAATAAACTTAATAAAACACTACCTCCTCCTAAAAATGCTTCGCGATAATTATTTATTTCAACTGGAAAATCCGTAATAAGTTTATCTATTATTTGGGTTTTTCCACCAACCCACTTTAAAATCGGTTTTGGGATATGTATTTTTTTAGTAAGGACATTTTTAACAAGTTTATTATCATAAACAATTTCAATATTGTTAATTATGTCGCTTGGTGAAGTTTTTTTAATTTCAATTAATTTTGCTTTAACAGCATTATCTATCATTTCTTTTATTTTACTTTCAACTACACACGGATTTTTTTTATTAGTATGTGTTGTGTAATGAGATTTTTGGTTAAACTCCTTTCCGCACTTTTCGCAATTGTATTTACCCATTTTTGGTTATATATATATAAATAAATATAATATTTATAAATCAATTTTTTAATATATAGTTTAATACCCAAAAATACCTAAATATAGTTATTTATAAATTATAAAAAATATGTTTTTAAGCAAAATCGGCGTTTTACATTACTAAGGGTGTAAAGTATAACATAATACACGACAAACTACGACTATCAACGATTATGTTATATTATATTTGGTTCTTATGACTTGAGGTAGTAAAATTTCCTTTAATGCCTCTAATTTTTTGAAACATTTGTTAATTGTAACCTCACTCACTCCGCAAATTGCCTTTATATCTTGCTTATAAGTATCTATATTGCAATTATAACAAATAAAATATACAATACCGGCTGCGATAGCGTGCGGTATATTATCGGTAATTAGATTTTGCTGCTCCACTTTTTTCGCTATGAATTTGCATAATATTGTTAATTCATTGGATACATTCAAACGACTACAATATCTTTCAATAAAGGAACTGGGCAGAGTTACACACAACTCTGAATTTTCTTTATGACCATTACCCCTTTCTATATTTTGCAAGATATTAACAGCCATTGCACAACCATTTGTTGCACTTGCTTTATCTAAATGAAATATTTCAGCAATCTCATGGGCGGTTCTTGGACATCCATTGGTTCTACAAGATATGTAAATAGAGGCAGACTTGATTCCATCTCTGTTTAATCCCCTAAACATTTTTTGCTCGGAAATGTCTTTATGTATAGCAATTGCATCGTCAATGAATATTTTTGGGATCCCTGCATTTTGTGCCATTGTAGTAATAAATTGGAATTCATCATATAAAGACTTTTCTCTATGTGGCATAGATTGCCATTCTAACCATTTTCGTATTTTTTTCATTTCATATGTAGATTTATTACTACACAAGACTTTGCAACCAAATGATGACTGGACAAGCAACGGATTAATCGGGTTGCCGCATCTTGTCGGATCATTTGCATTTTTATCTTCTGCTCCGTAATATCTCCATTCAGGTGAATAATCTAAAATGTCTTTGTAAATAATACCACATTTGGTATTAGTGCAAGTTGGAAATCCGTCTTCCATGATCATTAAATAAGAATCACACGCATGGCATAAATTGTCATCTTTAGGGGTTGTATATACACATTCGACCGCACTTCCATTCGGATTATTCAATTCTTCTTTATCGCTTTCAAATATATTCCATAGTTGTTTTTTATTGATTTTTGGGGCAGAGTCCTTCTTTTTTTTTGTTTTTGCATTTTCGTTTGTGATATTGCGTGTTGTATTTATTTTAAAAACCGCTTCCGGTATTTTAATTTCGTCTACATTATTCGGCTTACACGGTTTTATCTTTAGTTTAATACCTGTTTTTAACATTTTACTAATAATTCGGGAGTGTATAATTTAATCAATTTTTTTATCTATATATATCAAACGAATAGGAATGGCAGAAAGTTTAATATCTGGAATTGTGTCGAGTGCTGCTGCCGGTGAGCAAGTAGTAAACATTCGAGAGGATTTTAAAAAAATACCAGATGAGAAATTTGTAAAAGAATCTACCAAGATTGTAAAAGCGGTTTGTGCAACCATTGCTGGTAAAGATGAACAATGTGATTCTGAACCAGGCTATACAGATAGAATATCTTCCGAAAAGATTATTCTTGACTACGCAACCGATTTACTTAAAGATGCTCTTTCGGTTGACCCTGTTATATTAATTAAATTTTTAACTGAATACCAAACTGAAGAAGAGAAGAAGAAAATTATAGATGCGAAATTAAAGGAACAATCATCTAACAAATCTGATGGCGATAACGAAAACTGTGATTGTCCTGCAAAGGAACCAGAAAAACCAACAGAACCAGATGAATCAGAAGAACCAACAGATGACGATCATATAATAGAAAAAATAGCGGTGGCGGTTGCAGCTGCTGCTTCTGAAACGAATACGATTGAATCAAGTTCTAATGAACAAGAAATCGCGGTAGCAGTAGCTGCTGTTGCTGCTGGTGGTAATATTATGTCTGGTGGTGGTTTTCCTGAGATTCCTGACCCGAAAGCTATTGCAGAGAAGGCTATTAATGATGAGGCTGATAAGGCTCTTGGTGATATTGCGGGTGTTGCTGATATTGCTGGAGTTGATATTCCGACTGATGCGGCTGATCTTGCTGGTGCTATTCCGACTGATCCGACTGATCTTGCTGGTGCTGCTGCTGCTGGTGCTATTCCTGGAGTCGGCAGTCTCTTGGGAAATGCTGGAGATATTAATAGCGCAGATGCAGCTGAAATTTTGAAAGACTATACAAAGAAGATGATTAGCACAATTAAATGCAATCAATTAGTATATGCCGAAATAAAAACGTTCATAGGACAAGTTTATCGGTTTGGTAAAGAACAAATACAAAGTCAAAAACTGGATATTATTAAAGAAAGTTTAAAAAGCCATTCTGAATACGGTAGAAAAAAAGTAAATCAAACTCGTATTAGTATTTATGAACAAAATCTTACATATCTACAAAATGTGGATACTCCAGATGGAATTGAAGCATATATTCACATAGTAGATGATATGTATCCCTTTTTAGTGCTGGCAAATTTACACGAAAACGGAACATCTCCATTGAAAATTATAAAACAACACGTATCAAAGTTGAAATCAAAAGAAGCTTTCAAAAAAGTATCGGACAATCCCACTTTTCCGGATACATTACAATCGCAAGAACTTATTACTGAATTAGGGTTTAAATCAACCACCGCAACTAAGAAAGGGGAAACGAATAATGGTGAGCATATTTCGTCGAATGCAACTGATATCAGTGCTCTTATAGGATCTGTATTTTCGGGAGCAGGAAAGAAGAAACGAAGGAAAAGAACAAGAAAATATAGAAAGACTACGCACAACCGCACAAGATAAATAATAATCATAAAATAAATTATTATTTATTACACCCTTGAAGATTTCCGCCGTTAAGTTGTAAATACCTGTAAAATATCCAGGTTGGAGCACAATAAAAAATAAGCCAATTCGGCTCATTTGTATGTTTGTATGTTTGTATGTTTTTTATCAGTTATGACACGCATATCCAATGACCAATCTCATACTCGCGACGAGATTGGTCATTGGACTTGTTGTCCGACCGCATCCATTAATATTGATTCTATAGGTATCATCGCTCTTTGTGTGAATTTACGTACACCCACCTCAGGCATTTCCTCTGTGTTATTTACGCTTAATATAGTGAATTCTTCATTCAATACCTTCTGTATGTGGTCAACCGCGTCAGTTAGAGAAGAATTGGAAATAGTAGGCATTGTATTAAAATACTCACAACGAGATTGTTCGTTGGATGTGCCAGCCGCATCCATTAATATTGCCGACACAGGTATCATCGCTCTTTGTGTGAATTTACGAACACCCACCTCAGGCATTTCCTCTGTGTTATTTACGCTTAATATAGTGAATTCTTCAATCAATACCTTCTGAATGCGGCAAAATGCATCCTTTAATGCGGTATCGATCGCGTCAGTTTGAGCAGAATTGGAAATAGAAGACATTGTATAGAATATGACTGTAATTATTATACCATCCTTAATGGATTCCTTAAATCATTTTTTACATTTATGAAACATATACATATAGAAATAATTATGTATGGGACGCTATTACTGAAAGTGGTAATCAAAAATTACATTCCGTCCCATAAGAGAACGCTGACGAAATATAAACAGATATAGTAAATAATCGCAAAAATAAAACCTGCAAACTATAAGAACTATTTCGAATTGTTCCTTCTCATAAGTTGTTCCATTTTACACCCTCCTCTTTTTGGTAGTATTACGTCGAGTCGAATTATTTTTATGTGTTTCATTAACGGATTTGCGTTTCAGTGATACTTGATTCAGTAATTTTTCAAATACATCATTTGTAATCACATCTATATCGGTTTGTTTTGCAAAATCAATGGACGACCCGCCAGATTGCAAAGTATTATTATTATAACAACCTACAATTAATCCGGTAGGAACACCCAGATCGTTAAAACGTTCGTGTTTTTTTGGTAAATCTAATATGTTATTATGTTTGCTTCTATTATCGTATAATAAATCATTTATTAACATACCAGATTTTACATTGTTATTATCGAAATTAAAAATCTGTTGCTGAATATCTGATGCTTCAAAAATCATTTTAATATAATATATATGAATACAAAAAACTCTTTTTATCAACCTATCAATTCTCTATTTGTATTTTCTTATGATTTGTTCGACGAATGTCTGACGATATCTGTATTTCTCGTTTATCTTTCATATATTGAATAATATGTGCAACCTGTTTTTTATCGTGAATGAGTTCGCCTAAACATTGTTCAGCATAGCTGTATGTTAAGGGTGTATAATCTTTTTTGTCATAAAACGAAAGAGTTCCGTCTGTTATACCTATCTTATTACCTTTCAAATTAGAATTATTAGCATAATTACATATATTACGAGTTAATTCTGATTTCATATCACGCATCTTTCGCGTTTTTTCGTTTACTATTTTGAGTTGGCTATCTACCGTCACCCATTGTTTGATGTTTTCAATAAACTCTGGTTTTGATGCTATTTTATTATGTTCCATGTTATATTTATAACAGAACATAATAAAGATTTTTCTCCTTATTATCTATATGCTACTGTGCAACTTACGAACACATTATGGAATACATAACAAAATACCTATGATAAAACAAGAACGATGGAGACAAAAACAAATAAAGGTTTATTATACTTCAGGTAGACCGTTATTTGGTGTATACCATACCTATTATTGAGCAATGATTTGAATATTCATTCGCAAATTAAATATTTTACTGAAAAGAATAAATGAAAACATACGAAGTTAAATAAAGTTACGCTAATTCGCACGTTATGAAAACGAGTTATCCAGATAATAGTATATAACAATATACTATTATTACGAGGGTGTAAATAATTATTATTTTCTGGAAACAGTCTTTCTCTTTCTGGTTCCACGGGTCTTCTTAGATTTCTTCGCGGTTCTACGGGTCTTCTTAGATTTATTTGCAGTTCCACTAACAAATTTCATCATATTTGTGCCACAATTAACGCACGTTCCTTTCATCACGTTTCTTCCGTTCTTCGTAGTATCAGCTACCGCATTCTTCATCTCACGCTTTTTGCGACACTTTAAACAATAAGCGTTCATTATATATTACGAGTATATAAAAAATACTTATTTATGTCTAAAATATATTTATTATGTTTTATATTATATTTTAATGTTTCTTGTATTTCCTGCTTTTCTTACGCTTACCACCTGCTTGAGGTGCATCCGGCATAGGAGGCATGACGGGTCCACCGGCGTGAGTTTGGATAACATTTCCCGCGGATTGTGTGGTTTGTTGTCCCATATCACCAAATACAGCAACGCCGTGTCCAGTAGCACCACCACTACCGCCTCTCATGAACGATTTAAGAACCTTTTCCGCAACCGATTTCGTGGTTTTACTTCTGGTTCTTCTAGCTCTTCTGGTCTTAGCGTTAGCTTTCTTTCCTCTGCTTTTGCGAGCAGATTTGCGAAGTGTTCGTTTGCCTCCTGTAATTGTTGGATTCATTATATAATAAACATATATTTTTAATTAGTGTATTGTATATCGATTATTTTAGTTTTGTTAAATATTTTCAATAGTAAGAACAAATTTGCTAAAATAACTATAAACAATACTACATTAAAAAAACAGATGACCCATAAATAAATATACAGTTCATTATAAATAGAATTGGTAATCGGACGCAAGAAGTCAATGATCTCGTTTTTGGTATCATCATTGCTTAAAAATTTAATGCAAGTTTCTTTTATATTTTTCATTTTTAACTGAATATATGTGTTATTTTTTAATCAGTTTTCGAACGAATTGCTATTATGCGTTATATTGAATTGATTCTTTTAGGCACATTTTGTAAATGGACGGCATCTATAACACCGATAATAACTTTGATTTTCATAGTTTACATTTAGCCAAACCACAACAAATACCCGGTGGTAGTTATTTCATTCGGTTTTCGGTTAGCAATAGTCCTTTATATATACGATTGCCCAAATGTAATACGAAACAAGGTTTTTTGAAAGCAGGCAAACGTTTTTACACAGATTTTATGTTTTCAAATGAAAATAGTGATATGATCGAATGGATGGAAAAAATGGAAACGTTTTGTCAAGATAAACTTTTTGAAAACCGCAATGTATGGTTTGAAGGTGATATGGAAATGCACGATATTGAAAATTATTTCACAAGCCCTTTGAAATTATATAAATCTGGCAAATATTATTTGGCAAGGGCAAATGTGTCTACCAATTTAGGAAAACCGAATTTGAAAATTTATGATGAACAAGAAAAATTAGTAGCAATGGATGATGTTAATGACAAACAAAAAGTTGTATCTATTGTCGAAGTGAAAGGCATCAAATGCTCGGCTACCAGTTTTCAAATAGAGATGGAAATCAAGCAAATGATGGTAATGGAAGACTCTAATCTGTTTGATAATTGTTTGTTTAAATCAGCAACACCGTCTTTGCAAAATAACCAGAATACAATTTCTACACTCGATGAATTAACCACATGCGAAGTGCAAGTAGAAGACGTTGATAGTGAAGACGATTCGCACGACCAACCAATAATTACTCTTATTCGACCGGTCGAAGACAGAGATCCGCTGCCAGACATTTCGAATGAACAAAACGAAATGAAAATGATTGAAAATCATTTAGATGAAAATGTGGAAGATGACACTATTTTAGAGGAAGTTGATACAACTAAAATCGAAGAAGAGACAGAGATTATACCATCTATTGAAATCAACGAAACTCTACCGAATGAATTGGAAGAAGTAGATATACCTTTAGAAAAACTATCAATGGAGGATTCATTTTCTATACGAAATAAAAATAGTGTTTATTATGAAATGTATAAAGAGGCAAAACGAAAGGCAAGAGTTGCAAGAGATTTAGCAAATTCGTCTTATTTAGAAGCTAGACGAATCAAAAATTTATATATGTTAGAAGATACGAGTGATAGTGAAGATAGTGATTTTGACAATGATTAATCTGTATAGAATTATTTAGACAACCTTTCCCGTATAATATTTTAGTAAAAACTATTATGTTGAAATTATTTATCATTGCTTATTATATAAGTAAAATGTTTGGAAAAATCACTAATGGCATTTTCAGCGGATTAAAAAAATTCCTAACAACGGAGCGTGTTATCGTGTTCATTGTATTTTTGATATTGATGTGGGCATTAGTTATGTATGCTAACACCAAGTCTTCTTTCGTAGATAACTTAGAAGATGGGTCAGCCGAGGCAACTGTTGCACCTACTGCAACTGACTCAAATTCTCCTGTTCCTGCGCAACAAAAAAATGACGGATATTCTACTAAGGAAACCGTGAATCCTAAGGAACTTCTTCCTTCTGATGCTAACAGTCAATGGGCAACATTAAACCCCAACAACACACAAGACAACTTATCAGCTGATCTTTTGAAGGCAGGACAGCACGTTGGTGTTGATACAGTAGGTCAGTCTCTTCGTAATGCCAACTTACAATTACGTTCAGACCCCATCATCGCAAAGTCCGACGTTGGACCTTGGAATCAGACCACAATCGAGACCGATTTCGCAAGAGTCCCTCTTGAGCTTGGTGTCAATTAAATAACTCATTTTTTATATTTTAGTGTAATAATGAATACAATATTCATTATTACAACATTTTGTTATAGCTTCATAAAACCTATTTATATAATATAGGTATGAAGAACATTGATATTTTAGGATATATTATATTATTTGCCATTTTAGGAATATGTTTTTATATTTATTCTGATGGTTTAGCTGAATTTCAGTTGAAGTGCATTGTATCCACGAAAGATGGCAATAAGTATTGTGTTCGCGAGCGGTCACAGATCCAAGAAGCCGCTGATTTATTGGCAAAAATAACTGGCAAGTGTAAGGATTTAGTTGAATATGTTGGCAACAAATACCCTGATATGGATAGTGTAAGTCGTCTTGTTAAAGGTTTCAATCCTAAGAAAGTAATGGAAACATTACCAACGAGCCAATTTACCGCATATAGCGAGAACAAGGGAGAGAAAATAGCGTTTTGTTTAAATAAGAAAAAAGAAGAGAATGATAACTTAATTGATGAAAGCACTCTTACTTTTGTAGCTATACACGAATTGTCCCACGTTATGACAAAATCTATTGGTCATAAGAGTGAATTCTGGCAAAATTTTAAATTCTTATTAGAAAATGCAAAAGACGCTGGCATTCATAGACCGGTTGACTACAAAGAAGAACCACAGGAATATTGTGGAATGAAAATTCACGATAACCCTTACTATGACGCTTAACTCATTGGTAAGGAATCGGTGTAAAATGAGTTCATATTCTATATTCTATATATAATTTGTATTATATATGGAAACAATACTGGTAACTGGAGGCTCTGGACTTATTGGAAATGGCATTCTAGATATTACCAATGACTATTTACAATATAATTTCGTATTTATGTCTAGCTCACTCTGCGACTTACGTGATTATGATAAAACATTAGAGTATGTGTCCCGTATAAACCCTGCGCATGTTATTCATTTGGCTGCAAACGTAGGTGGTCTGTATAAAAATTTGAATAATAAAGTGGAAATGTTTGAAGATAATACGGCAATTAATAATAATATTGTCAAAGCATGTCATCAAGTCGGAGTTCAAAATATGGTGTGTTGTTTGAGCACCTGTATTTTCCCGGATAAGACATCTTACCCTATTAACGAAACTATGCTTCATAATGGAGAACCACATCAATCTAATTATCCATATGCATATTCAAAACGGATGTTAGAGGTTTTATGTCGTGCTTATAATGAGCAATATGACCGAAACTATAAATGTGTTATCCCTACAAATGTGTATGGTCCTTATGATAATTTTAACTTACAAGATTCACACGTTATACCTGGTCTCATACATAAATGTTATTTAGCTAAGAAAAACAATAAACCGTTTGTTATTTGTGGCACTGGTTCTCCATTACGTCAGTTTATCTATTCTACCGACCTGGCTAAACTGATATTATGGACGTTATTTCAATACGAGGAAACTACTCCTATTATCTTATCTGGTTCTCCTGAAGACGAAGTTTCTATTAAAGAAGTTGCTACACTTATCGCAAAACAGTTTGATTACTCAGATAATATGCAATTTGACTCTTCATTTGCGGATGGTCAATATAAAAAAACGGCTGATAATTCCAAACTTTTATCATTTATACAACAACCAGACAGCATCAGTTTAGACAAAGGACTTCAAAAAACAATATCATGGTTCAGCGACAAATATCATTATGTTCGTAAATAATAAATGTGTAAAATATGCGACGAAGAATTCTATATATATATATATATCTATAGAATATGGCAAAATTGCTACCAAATTATATGGCTATTGTGTGTGATTATAAATACAATATAGTAAATGCGACTGATACTGCTTTATAT